TCTCAAAGACATCAATCCCCCAAAACCCCAAAGGTAACATGGATTTCCTTGAGGGCATCGTGTGGGATGATGTGTCTGACATTCAATCCGTCTCTCACCCTAGCTTTATGATTACAGACTATTTCGAAGTCATCAGACAGCCGGCTGATGGCAACTGCTTCTACCATAGCCTTGCTGAGCTCTATATACCAAAAAAGACTGAGCACTCTTACAGGTTGGTCAAGGCCGAACTCAAACAGGCCGCAGAGGTGTACTTTGGAACAGAGCCTGAGGCCGTGGCGCTAGGCATAAAGCTTGATGAGTATCTGGATACTGCGATGAAAGATTATGAATGGGGAGGGAGCTTGGAGGCAGCAATGCTCTCCAGGCACCTGAACATCACAGTTGTGCTTTGGTTGGTAGACAGCAGCAACAGGGTGATTGGTGCAACCAAGTTTGGAAAGGGGTCCCTCAACACTGCCCTTCATCTCCTTCACAGTGGTCTGACTCACTTTGATGCCCTAAGAATGCTGGCATTCGAAGAACCTGGTGCCCAAGAGCCTATGTCCATAGTAGAGAAGCTGGAGATGGTTGAGAAGTACACTCTAGAGGTAGATGACGATGGGCTGCAGGAAGAAGAGATCTTGCTGGAGGCTGAGGAAGAGGCCCAGGCTGAGAGGGAGCGTGTGGATCCAGACCCTCGTCTTAGAACGCAAGCAACCCTGCTACACAAGCTCGTGAGACATGGCGAGAACATCCCCATCAGGGTGGGCAGAGTGCTTGATTGTCTCTTTAACTGCAAGCTCTGCATTGAAATGACTTCTGACTTGCTTGTTATCAAGCCTGAACGCAAAGAAAATCAGGGCGAGACACTAAGCCTTCGACAGCTTGGCCACAAAATGTTGACAAGGGATAAACAGTTGAAGAGCGAGTTCTCAAAGCACAAGCTCTACCTCACAAAGGACTTGCTCGATCACTTAGATGTGGGTGGACTTTTAAGGTCTGCTTTTCCAGGCAAGGGGCTTGAACGGCACCTATCGCTCCTGCATTCCGAGCTTGTCCTTGACATCTGTACTGTCAGTTTGAGTGCGCTGTTGTCCACATTTCTATACGGCTCAAATAACAAGAACAAGAAAAGATTCATAACAAACTGCCTTTTAGGAACAAACCTTTCTGGAAAGAGGGTGTTTAGGTCTCTTGGGAAGCTGACTGCAGGTGTTCTGTACAGAAACCCCAGGAAGGCAGTGGCATCCATCTGCAATGATCTATATGGAAAGCTGGTGCAAAAGCTGAGTGATTGCTTCACTCTGATGAGCCCAATCAGCCTTCTGGCCTTAAGGAACCTGGATTGCGACAACATGTGTTTGAAGGATTACATCGACATGATAGAGGAGATGTCAAAGCTGGACAATTCTGATGTTGACTTCACACATCGAGAAATAGCTGACATAAACCAGCTCACCGACAGGCTGCAGAGATTAGCCCAGACAGATAGCCCTGATACACTACTTAGTTGGTTCGAGAGCAGTGCATTGACAAAAAGGAGCCAACGAGATGTAAGGGGCGCTCAGGAATTTCTGATAAGTGATTTTTTCCGGCGTAAGGACATAATGAAGTTCATAAGCACCTCCGGAAAAGCATCAAGTGCTGGGAACCTAGGGAATGTCCTCTCTTACGCCCACAACCTCTATCTAAGCAAAGAGAGCCTGAAAATGTCCAGCGAGGATGTAACTCAGTTGCTCATTGAGATCAAGAGGCTCTACAAGCTGCAAGGTGATCAAAGTGTCGAACCTATTGCCCTCATCTGTGATAGGCTGGAAGAAAGCTTTAGACGGCTGTTTAGAGAACTCCCTGCTGAGTGCTCCCAAGAGTGCCAGACCCTATTTGAAGACATCAGAAATTCAACCAGCCACAGCACAGCTTGGAAGCATGCCTTACGCTTGAAAGGGACAGCATATGAGGGCATGTTTTCAAGACAGTATGGGTGGCAGTACACTCCTGAAGACATCAAGCCTAGCCTTACCATGCTAGTGCAGACCTTGTTCCCTGAAAAATTTGAAACGTTTCTCGACAGGACACAGCTGCATCCGGAGTTCAGAGACCTAACTCCTGATTATGCATTAACACAGAAGGTGTACTTTAAGAGTAACCAGATAGTAGAGGTTGTCAGCCACCAAGTCTCGATAGGTGAGAACCTTGATGAATCTGTCGATGTGGTCCCTCTTGAGGAAAAGAAGATGTTCCCTCTCCCCGAGACACCAATCAAAGAGGTGCACTCCATAAGAAATATAATCAAAGCATTCCACGAAAAAGCAAACGGGAGAGACGGCCACAGATCTGTCGACACAACAAGCAAGGAAGAGATCAACACAACCCTCCAGTCAGGAGACCCTGAATCCAACGCCCAAGGGCCAGCGGCCGACGACATCAAACAAGCTGATATGCACCCAGAAGGACAGCTGGATTACAACAACCGTATAATAATAGATAGGAATGGGGTTGAAGTCACAGAAGAAGAGGAGCTTATGAGGAGGCAGCTGCTACTGGTCGAAGTTGGCTATCAGACTGATGTTGACAGCAAGATCACGACTGATCATAAAAAGTGGAAAGACATCTTACGGCTTCTTGAAATGCTGAATATAAAGTGTTCTTTTGTGGCCTGTGCCGACTGCTCTTCTACCCCACCTGACGGCTGGTGGATTTCAGAAGATAAGGTGAGGACCCTAAAAAACTCCATTAGTCACCTCTTCAGCTGCTTGACTAAAAATTCCCCCTCTGATGTCACAGACATTGTTGTTGGTTCAATCAGCACACAGAAGGTCCGTAGTTACCTCAAGTCAGGTAGTGCAACCAAGACACCAATCTCTAGTAAGGATGTACAAGAAACTTGGTTGCACCAGAGCGAGAATATCGTCAACAGACCCACTGGTGTCCAACTTCCTCAAAAGCTGGTCAGAGCGCTAAAACAGGGTCTTGTTGATGGAGTGGTGATGACCCCTGATGCCAGCAGAGAGTGCATACAAACAATTAAGAAAAATGCGGAAAGACTAACAGACGAGTATGAGAGAACCAAATTCAAGCATGAGCTCAATGTTAACCGCACGACAAGTGAGAAAATGCTCTTGGGATGGCTCAATGATGACCTTCAGGGCACCAGATGCTCCAATTGCCTAAGCACAATTAAGGAGACTGTAGAGCAAATGTCCGAGAACTGTGACAGGATAGAGTACCTCTCTGGATGCTGCATACTAAGCTCTCATTGCAGTGAATGCCACCCCAAAGGTGTAGAGATATGCAACACAACTAATGTGCAGCGTAGGCTACCTGATTTGTCCCATCTGCAACATTCAGAAAACAAAGGCTTTGAGGACACGAATGAAGCAATAACTGAGTTGGACAAACTAGTAAGGCTAACATTACCCGGAAAAACGGAAAAAGAGAGGCGAGTAAAAAGGAACGTGGAGCAGCTTATCCGTCAGATGATGCAACAGTCTGATCTTGAGTGCATAAAGCTGCCATCTGGACAAATCATCACTCACCGACTGACACGAAAGGCCAAACAGATCAATGAAGCAGCACAAACAGAAAGACAGGTGGAGAGACTTGACAGACTCAAGAAGGAGCTTTCCCCAAAAAAACTGAGCACCTACTCCAAGCACATCAATCATACAATAGACAGCTCGCTCAAAAGACCTGACAAGCAGCAAAATTCAAGATGTGCGGTGCCCAGAGCCTGGTTGGACAAGCTTCTTCGAGATCTAAAGGTTCCAACAAAGGACGAGGACATCCTGATCGGAATCCAAAAGTCAATGCAGAGTAAGGTGAATTTTAGCAGAAACAATGATAAACTCCTCATCCGAGATGAAGAAGACATCAGGAGCTTTTTATCATCCAGGGGTCGTTCCCTTTTGGAAACCAGTGAGCAAGGGCTTTTCCAGTCTGACTGTCTGCTCTTTAAGGAGGTGACTGCCGAGGCCTTGCGCAGATACATGTCAACACCGTACCAGGAAATACCCGAGACCATAGTTAGACTCATCAACCTTCTATGCAAGTTCCAGTGGTTCCAAGAATGTACCCTGTACGGCAAAATTTGTGAGACCTTTCTGCGCTGCTGCACTGAGTTTAGCAGGTCAGGGATAAAATTGGTAAAAGTCAGGCACTGTGATGCGAATATTGCTATTAAGTTGCCCTCCAATAAGAAGGAAAACATGCTCTGTTGCATCTACAGCAAAGACATGGAGCTCATAAAAGGCCCGTTCTACATAAACAGGAGACAAGCCATCTTGGGTGCAGCCTATCCTTACATACTGATAACTACCTACATTCAGGTTTTACAGCAGCACAGGTGCCTTGAGGTTTTGAACAACAGTGGTCCAAGAGTTTTAGAGAACATTACGAGATGCACTAAGGGCCTGATCGAGTGTGTAGAGAAAGAACTCTGCTGTGCAGTTAGAGGGCTTTTTGAGAAAGCATATGAGATCAGAACACGACAGTGCGCACTTGGCGGAAATTTCCTCAACCGCAGTAGTCGGGACCATTTTGTATCTGTCATTTCGGGCCTTAATGTTGTCTATGGTCTTCTGGTCAGAGACAATCTCCTTGCGAATTCCCAACAGCAGAACAAGCAACTGCAAATGTTGAGGTTCGGAATGCTTTGTGGCTTGAGCCGACTGTCTTGTCCAAAGGAATTGGGAAAGAAGTTCTCTGCAAGCTGTAGAAGAATTGAAGACAACATAATGAGATTGTACCTGCAATCAACGGTTTATAGTGCAAATAGGGACTGTGAGCTCAATGCTGCCAACTGGAAGCTAAAGGACCTTTGCCCTGATGTAACCATTCCCTGCTTTTCAGTTTACGGTCTTTTTGTAAACAGCGACCGACAGTTGATTTACGATATATACAATGTGCACATCTATAACAAAGAAATGGACAACTTTGATGAAGGGTGCATAAACGTCCTGGAAGAAACTGCCGAAAGACACATGATGTGGGAGTTGAATCTTCTAGAGGCAATAAATCCCGAAACAAAAGATGACAGAGCAGCAAGACTGCTCTTGGGGTGCCCCAACATTAAGAGAAGCACTGACAAGGAGGGGAACAGGCTGAGCAGGGTTGGCCATGCTGCGGATCCTGATGGGGGCAGCAGTGAGAGTTCAAGCGTGTCTGGCAGGAGGTCGTACGGGTCCAGCAAAGGAAGGATCCAGAGCATGTTTGGTCGCTACAACTCCAACAAGAAACCATTTGAACTTAAACCAGGACTGGAGGTCAGTAGCGACCCTCTCCATGACTATCAGCAGGCTGTCACTGGTGGAAGCCTCTACTCAGAATACTCTCCCAACCAGGATAGCATCTTAAAGGACTGCATACAAATAATAAGAAGCAACCCTGGCTACACGATGGGGTCTTTCGAGCTGATCCAAGCTGTAACTGAGATGGCAAGAGGGAAATACCCCGCTGAAAACATAGAGAAAGCAAGAAGAGACCCCAAGAACTGGGTGAGCATCTCAGAAGTGACAGAGACAACTAGTATAGTGTCCACACCAAAAGTCCACGTGATGCTGAAGGACTGCTACAAAGTGCTACTAGGAACCGAGAACAAGAAGATAGTGAAGATGCTTAGGGGCAAGCTAAAGAAACTTGGAGCAATTAGCACTGATATAGAAATAGGGAAAAAGGACTGCTTGGACCTTTTGAACACAGTAGACGGTCTCTCAGAAGAACAAAAGAAAAAAATAGTATGTGGTATATTTGAACCATCAAAGCTCTCTTTCTATCACTGGAAAGAACTGGTTAAAAAGGATCTCTATGAGGTACTGTTGACAGATGACGGGAATTACATCTTCTGCTGGCTCAAAACCTTATCTAGCTTGGTAAAAGCTGGTCTCAAACGTGATCTTAAATTCATGAACCAAAGCACGCAACCAGACCATCAGAGCAACATCTTTGATGTGGAAGAAGTTGATGAACTTCTCAAAATGAGATCCGCAATAAGTGATTCATCTGAGTCAGAAGATGACTTGAATGCGAGTGTCCTGCTGAGGGCCTGGTCCAGATGTGTCTTTAGGCCTAAGGAAGGCAGTCAGATAGTGGATGAAGGACTCACTAAGGTCATGGCAATAGCTGAAGAGCTCTTCAACTTACGAAGGCAGCATCTAGAACTGACAAAGCTAAAAAAAGACAACCCCACAGTAAGCTTCACGAAGGAGGAAGTAACAGTAAAGCGCCTTGAGAAGGCATTTTTGAGTAAAAACAATGCCAGCATTATGTCCATAACCAATCTCATCTTTTACTGCGCCCTCTCTGCACCTTGGTGCGTGCACTACAAGTCGCTCGAAGCTTACCTTGTCAGACATCCCGAAGTTTTGGAGTTCAATGGTAGTGTCCCCACAGAAAGCAAGATACTGGATCTGTCTGTGGCTGCTCTCGTGATACATCTACTGGCAACAAGAGGCGACCATTCTCCTGCAGAGCTAGAAGGGTTAGATGTCAAAGTGCGCTTTTTAATCCGGTATGTCATCACACTATTCACAGCCAACGGGGAGCCTTTCTCCCTCAGCCTCAGCGATGGTGGCCTCAACGAGGACCTGCAGAAGACAACAGACGAAAAGCTGTTACATCAGACTAAAGTGGTCTTTGCCAAAATCGGCTTGTCAGGCAAGAACTACGACTTTATCTGGACAGTCCAAATGATAGCAAACAGCAATTTCAATGTATGCAAGCGGCTGACCGGACGGACAACCGGCGAGCGCCTTCCTCGGAGTGTGAGAAGCAAGGTCATCTATGAGATGGTAAAGCTGGTCGGTGAAACAGGGATGGCAATTTTACAGCAACTAGCCTTTGCCCAAGCTCTGAATTACGATCACAGATTTTATGCTGTGCTAGCCCCAAAAGCGCAACTAGGGGGTAGCAGGGATCTGTTAGTCCAAGAGACCGGTACTAAAGTGATACATGCAACCACTGAAATGTTTAGCAGAAACCTGCTGAAGACAACCAAGGATGATGGGCTGACAAATCCTCATCTTAAAGAGACTATTCTGAACTCCGGCCTAGAAGCATTGCAAACAATGAGGCTTGTGGATGGTAAAGCTGCAACGGATGGTGGCACTCTGGTCACCTTCTACAAGGTTGTCTGCATATCTGGAGACAACACCAAATGGGGCCCCATTCACTGCTGTTCTTTCTTTTCAGGAATGATGCAACAACTCCTCAAGGATGTCCCTGACTGGAGTGCTTTCTATAAATTGGCCTTTATCAAGAATCTATGCAGGCAGGTTGAGATTCCTGCAGCCAGCATCAGAAAAATCCTCAACGTGTTAAGATTCTATCTGAGTGATAAAGGTGGTGTCGAGAGACTTAGTGAAGATGAAATAAGGAACAAACTATGCGAAACACTTGATCTGTGGGGCGGAAATGATATAGTAAAATTTCTAATCACCACTTACCTCAGCAAAGGAATCATGGCCATGAACAGTTACAACCACATGGGACAAGGCATTCATCATGCGACCTCATCCATCTTGACATCAGTGATGGCTGAGTTATTTGAAGATCTGACAATCGATTACTACAAGCGGCACTATCCCAGTCTGACAGTCACTGTCACACATGCGGGCAGCTCCGACGACTATGCTAAATGTGTGATTGTGACAGGGCTTCTATCTAAAGACCTGTATGACAAGTACTCTGAGACCTTTTGGATGCACACATGTCGTCTAAAGAACTTTACTGCAGCTGTTCAGAGGTGTTGCCAAATGAAAGACAGTGCAAAAACACTTGTAGGGGACTGCTTCCTGGAGTTTTACAGTGAATTCATGATGGGCTACAGGGTAACTCCTGCTGTCATAAAGTTCATCTTCACTGGGCTAATAAACAGTTCGGTCACATCCCCGCAGAGTTTGTCTCAAGCATGTCATGTGTCATCACAGCAGGCTATGTACAACAGTGTCCCGTTGTTGACCAATGCCACTTTCACACTGCTAAGACAGCAAGTCTTCTTCTCACATGTTGAGGACTTCATACGTCGCTATGGTATGCTAACCTTGGGTTCTTTGTCCCCGTTTGGAAGACTCTTTGTTCCAACATTCTCCGGGCTAGTCAGTTCTGCAATTGCATTGGAAGATAGTGAAACTGTGGCAAGGTCAGCCTCAATTCTGGAGGAGAACAGCATTTTCCTAGAAACAAGCAGCTTGTCAATAATTGACCAAATATCCAGCAGCTCTAGTTCTGATGGAGATGCACGAAGCACTACTAGTGTGACCACTCTTGAGTCTGGCCACTCAGACAGCTCTGCCTCTAGCTTCACCTTTGAGATGAACAGACCTCTATCTGAGACTGAGCTACACTTCCTCAAAACACTCAGAGACAATGGCGATCAGACTGTGTGTGAGCACATACAAGATCAAATAACAGAGCTTTACGCATCATCCAAAGAAGGCTCACTAGACAAGTACCTACTAATCTACAGCAGCAAGCTAGTCGACTCGTGCGCATGGTTAAAGAAAGGTCGCGACAAAGGTCCTCTGGAGTGTGCAAGACGCATCCAGTGCATATTGAATGTCCTAATTGCAGGCTACTATAGGTCATTTGGGAGTGATGGTACAGAAAGACAGGTTAAGGCTTGTCTTAACAGGGATGATAACCGAGTAATAGAAGACCCTATGATACAGCTCATCCCAGAAAAACTGCGGAGAGAATTGGAAAGACTGGGTGTGTCTAGGATGGAGGTGGATGAGCTCATGCCTGCCACATCACCTAGTGATACTCTCTGTCAGCTGGTAGCAAAGAAGCTCATCAGCCTAAATGTATCTACAGAGGAATATTCTGCAGAAGTCTCAAGACTGAAGCAGACCCTCACAGCGAGAAATGTCCTTCATGGACTGGCAGGTGGGATCAAAGAGCTGTCACTGCCAATTTACACAATCTTCATGAAATCGTACTTCTTCAAGGACAATGTGTTTCTTGACCTGGAAGACAGGTGGAGCACCAAACACAGCACAAATTATAGGGACAGCACAGGTAGGATGCTGCATGGGCGTGTAATCACAAAGTATGCTCACTGGCTTGACAATTTTCTAAATTGCAAGGTTAGTATTGATAGAGTTCAGGAGGTGAGAGATTGCTCCCTCTTCAACCCAGACCTGCGCTGTGTCAATTTGTTAATTGGTGAAAACAACGTCAGAGAACTCTCGATAGTGTCCAGTCACTTGAGGGTCTTCATCAAAGAATTTGACAACTTAAACCTTCAATTCTCTGATCTGAATAGACAAAAGCTTAAGATAGTGGAGTCTAGGCCTCCTGAATCAGAACTGGAAGCGAATAAGGTGGTGATTGTCAAGTCGAAACTCTTCAGTGCTACTGAGCACGTCCGACTGTCAAATAACCCTGCAGTGGTGATGGGCTACTTACTAGAAGAGTCATCCATCTCTGAGGTGAAGCCAACGAAGGTCGACTACTCTAACCTACTGAAAGACAGGTTTAAGCTAATGCAGTTTTTCCCTTCTGTTTTTTCCTTGCTGAGAGCATTACAGGTTGAGTCCAAAGAGTATGAAAAATTGGGGGACCCAATAGATATGAGTACCGTGTCCAAGTACTCGAATCACCTCACCCTCCTCTGTAGGATGATTCAGCAAGCCAGACCTTCCTTAACTGTGTTTTACATGCTAAAGAGTACCCATTTAGCAACTGAGCCTACTGTTTCTGAGCTCGTTAGCTTTGGAGTGAAGGAGGGCAGATACCTGAAACTGTCAGAGACAGGACTGGATGCAAGCACATACTCTGTCAAATATTGGAAGATTCTACACTGTCTATCTGCCATTGGGGAGCTTCCCATTAGTGGCACTGACAAAACCACACTTCTGATGAGCTTCTTAAACTGGAAGGTTGACACTGAATCATGTGACAAAACCTGTCCACTTTACAAACATGAGGTTAGCGTTCTCAGCGAATTCTCCGGACAAGTGGTTATCAACACTTTGGCTAGTGAACTCAGCTCTGTTAGGAGAGACGGAGAGCGAGATAGCTTGACTGATTTAATTGAATATGCTAACTCACCTGGAGAACTACTCAAAAAGAAACCCTACCTTGGTACAACTGCACGCTTTCAGACCTGGGGTGAAACGAACAGAAACGGGAAGTTCACATACAGTAGTCGTTCTGGAGAAGCCATTGGCATCTTCATTAGTGGTAAGCTGCACATACATCTCTCAAAAGAGTCTACAGGCCTACTATGTGAGGTTGAGAGGAATGTACTCAGTTGGCTTTCAAAGAGAAGAACAGATATCCTGACCCGTGAACAACACAGCCAGTTCCTCTCCTTTCTTCCAACAATGTCAGAGGTTGCCCAGAAGAACAGAGATGGTAGCACCAACGGTATTATGCTAGACCCAAATAACCCAAGGATGTTAAAGTTCACAGTCGCTAGAAAGCAGACTCCCGTGATAAAAGTCAAGCAGCAGATTCTAACCGTCAAGAAGCAGACCTCCTACGACGTGGAAAGTGAGCCCAGGCTTCAGTGGGGACATGGATGTTTGACCATCATCTACGATGAATGTGAGACGCAAACCACCTACCATGAAAACTTGCTAAAGATAAAGCAGCTGGTGGACAGTACCATCGATAAGGAGAAAATGTTACCACAGTCCGTCTTTTCAGACACCAAAATCACTTTGGCCAAAATTAGGTTCAAACAGGACCTCCTACTCAATTCCCTGTGCCTTCTACATGCCTTCCTAAAACACACTGCCTCATATGCAATTATGGAGGTTGAATCAAAATCAAACCTACTTGAAAGGTTCCTTTCAACGGGTGGCCTGCAGGTAAAGACATACCACAACACGGTCACTGATAAGTTGAAAGACAAAGTATTAGAAGGCATTGTCACACAGTCCCTGGACGAGGAAGTTGCTGTCTGTGAAGAGCTGAACAAGGTGTTCTCGGAGTCTCAAGTGCCACTTAGTAGCTGGTCCGAAGTACAGAGCTATGTGGAGGAAGTTGGCTTTAGCAACGTGCTAGTCTCTGTAGACAGGAGTCCTTCAAAGAGCGAACTGCTGTGGAGGTTCACTTTAGACAGCCAAGTCAGCAACTTAGGAACCATAAAAGATCTTAGGTCCTTTGTCAGCTACGTAAGCACTGAGACTGTGCCAAAGTTTCTGCTGCCTTTCTTGCTTTTTGAGACACTACTAGCTGACATCATTTCCAAATGCAAAGCTCTTAAGGAGTGTATAAACTCCACAGGGATCACAGATAGAGAGATCGATATCCTAATCTGTTTCACACTCTTCTGCTTCCAGAATGAGAAGGCTGCACGTGACGGTCCAAAGTGCAGTGCCATAGCACTAAAACAATTACTGGGCGACAGCTGTGTAGACCTAAATAGCAGAATGTCTGTTGAGTTGAGGTCCGACGGTCCAGCAGTAGCATTAAAAATCACTGTTATTCTGGTCAACAGGGAGGAGATGGGAGTAGACAAGGACAAGCGAGTCAAGATTGCCAAAAGGAACTTAACAAGTTCACTAGGCTCAATCTTCTTCAACAAGTCCCTAGGACTGCCTAGTCTGAAGAAGTTTGCCACCAGCCTTAAAATGCTTAATCAAAAAGACAGAGAACTACTTGAGTTCACTCTGCCAGTGGAGTCTTCTTCTGAGATTGATTACCAGACTATCATTGACTCCACAATAGATAGAATGAAAAAAGAGAAGGCCATTATGGGGATAGAAAGCCTTCTCCTGACATTAATGGGCAAAGTCGACATTGAGGACACAAGCTCAGAGACTGCTGATCCCCAGGCAGATGATGTTGAAGCGCTGAGGCTAGAAGATCTGATGGATGAAGACAAATCGGATAGCATTGAGGATGGGGAGGACGAAGAGGCAATCATGAAGAGAGGCTTCACATTCAATTGGGACAGTGACTGACTTTGACTTGTGCATGACAGTCCCTTCAGTAATTCCCTCCTAACAATACTGAGCACAAAAGGCCCCTTTTCATCTTCACCGCCAATACAGCCGAACAAGACACCAAGCAGAGATGCCGCTGGTGAGGTGGTCCACCCGACAGTGCAGGGGTACGGTCATACTGAAAGACCAACCAACTAAGCTGATAGGGAAGTCCTGAGAGGAAACCGACAGGAGTTAATAATGGGGTGTGGGGCAACGATATCTTTGAGA